GTCCGCCCGATCCACTCGCAACCCCCACCACAGGAGGAAACACCATGCACAAAACCACCCTTGCCGCGGCATACATCGCCGCCGCCCTTGCCGCCTGCATCCACTCCGGCCAGCTCGCCGCCCCGGCACCGTCCACGACATACCCGCTCGCCGGTGTCGTCACCACCGTGGACCGCGCCGCCGATCTCGTCACCTTCCGCACCGGCTCCGGCCACCTGTACAGCCTGACCGGCTGCGACGACTGGCTCCCCGGCGATGTGATCGCCTGCACGATGGACGACAACGGCACCCCGCACGATGTCACCGACGACACGATCACGCAGTACCGTTACTGCGGTTATGTATCCTGATCACCCGCAAGGCCGACGCATAACGCGCCGCTGGTGCAAGCCCAGCCGCCGCCATAACCGCGGCGGGCGCTCATGGGTAACAACACAACACGATCCCCGGCAACGATTCAGCCAACGCGCACCCATCGCCCACAATGGCAGCCGCCCCGCCGGGGGAGCGGCACAAGTCCAACGGGAGCCGGTGCACCTCCCCACAAAACAGATTGCACCCGCCGCCGGTCGTCTCCGGCACGGTTTCCGGGCCGCTTATCACCACAAAAAACAGGCCCCGCAAACGATCCCCGCGTCAGTGGATCACCCCAGCACGCCGCCGGGCATAAGACCAACGGCAGCCCACAACGGCAGCAGCGCCCCGCGGGCCAGCTGCACAACGGCCCGCCGCCACAACCCAAAAACAGGAGGTAATACCATGATCCCCAACGACAGCAAAGACTACTACCCAACGCCCCCGGCCCTCGCTGCGGAGCTGCTCGCCGGTCTCAAGATCGACGGCCACGGCATTGAGTACGCAGGCGGCCCCATTCTAGAGCCGTCCGCCGGTTCCGGCGACCTCGCCCGCGCCATCGAAAAAGCCGCCGGGTGCTGTTACATCGGCAACAAGCGCGCCAGCGACTACCGCGCCAACGCCAACAACGACATCCTCATGCGCTTGCAGCTTGACTGCATCGAGCAGTCCGCCGACCTGCGCGCCGTGCTGAAGGAAAATGGCTTCCGCGTCATCCACGACGATTTTCTCACCTTCACACCCCGCGCCCACTATAAGGCGATCATCATGAACCCGCCGTTTTCCGAGGGTGCCCGCCACCTCTTGCACGCCCTGCACATCATGGAGCGGGGCGGGGAGGTCCGCTGCATCCTCAACGCCGAGACCATCCGCAACCCCTGCACCAACGAGCGCAAGGAGCTTGCCGCCCTGCTTGCCAAATACAACGCCCGGATCACCTACAAGCAAAGCGCGTTTACTCACGCCGCCCGCAAGACCTCGGTAGAGGTTGCGCTTGTCTTTGTCACGATCCAGCCCGCGCCGCCTGTCTCCCGCATCCGCTTAGAGCTCAACGCCGAGACGACACAGCGCTACAAAGCCGCGCCCGATCTGGCCGCCCTCGTCAGCTCCGACCCTATCACGGCAGCAGTCGAGCGCTACAACGCCGCCGCCGACGGTCTCGCCCGCCTGTATGAAGAATACGACGGCATCTCCTCGCTGTTCACCCTGCCCAAAAAGCAGGGCGACAGCAGCGCCCCCGCGCCCTGTGTCTCCCTCAACAAAGGCTACAACGATGCGCTGTGCGATCTCCGCGCCATCTACTGGGAGCAGCTTTTTGACCTTCCACAAATCTGCGACGCCATGACGCGGACGATGCAGAACGACTACCGCGAGCGCCTCAACGACCTGCGCCACTACGATTTCACCCCCTACAACATCCTGACCGTGCGCGAGGAAATCTCCCGCAACATCGTTGCGAACATCGAATCCGAGATCATCCGCCTGTTCGACGACTGGACCAACCTCCACTACAACAGCGAGTACAGCAAAAATGTCCACTATTACAACGGCTGGTGCACCAACGAGGCGTATAAGATCGGCAAGCGCGTCATTTTCCGCTGCAATGTCTATTCGTACTGGTCCGACAAACTCCGCCCCACCAGCGCAGCAGACGATCTTGCCAACATTGAGAAAACGCTCCACTTCCTCGACACCAACGGCGCCGCCTACAACGGCGACGACCTGCGCGCCGCCCTCAAAGCTGCCGAGGACAACGGCCAGACCGCAAAAATCCAGCTGCACTACTTCAACGCCACGTTCTACAAGAAGGGCACCTGCCACATCGAGTTCACCAACGCCGATGTGCTGAAATCCTTCAACATCTTCGCATCCCAGAAAAAAGGCTGGCTCCCGCCGTCCTACGGCAAAAAGACCTATCACGACATGAGCACGGCAGATCGCGCCGTTGTAGACAGCTTCGAGGGCGAAACCAGCTACAACGACACGATGGCCCGCCACCTGATCCCTACCACCGCAACGCTTATGCAGCTTGCCGCCCGCAACCCCGCCTGACGATGGCCCCCGGCACGGGCCGAAACCACCCGGCAGCCCGCCGGGCAAGGTCGCGGGAGCCGCCCGCAACAGCAGTTGTTATATTCCGCACATTTTCTCTTGCACCCCCACACTACGGCGTGCTATAATCAAGATACTACACGAAAGGTGGTTATAAAAATGCCCGTTTCTGCTAAAAAGCGCATTTCCAACGATACTTTCAACGCCAAGTGTGGCCGCGTCGAAATCCGCCCGCAAAAGCCTGTTGTTGATGATCTCCGCGCCGCCGCCGCCGCATCTGATCAATCCCTGCAAGGCTACATCCTGCAAGCCGTCCGCGAGCGCATGACCCGCGACGGTTTCACCCCCACATCGGACCTCTGGCCCGACTACACAACGAAAGGATAACTCGCTATGACTTACTACGCTTATCTCAACGACTGCAACGATTTTGCCCGCTGTTCTGCCGACTGGCCCGATCTTGACCACCGCAAGCCCTACATCACCACAAACGGCCACGGCTGGCAGGAATCCTGCGACAATGCCAACGGCGGTATTGATGTTTCGTGGGCCTTCCATCAAGACCCGGCAGACATTTTCGACTACGCCGCCCAGCACTTCGCCGACAGCTTTACGCAGCGTTTGCAGCTCGCCATCGACAACGATGACCGTGACCCCGACCAGCTGCAAGCCATCGTCGATCTCTTTACCTGATCCGCAACACCACAACAACGATCCCCCGGCAGGCCGCCACAACGACCCGCCGGGGGATATTTTTATTTATTTTCCGTTTCCCGCAAATCCAGCACACACCAGTTTCTTTTCAGGCCTCCCAGCGTGGAATAGAGGCAAAGCCCTTGCCCCTGCACATCTCGTACACATAGACACCCGCTCCGCCCGGCGCTTACCTCGATCTCGTAGTATTTTCCCGTCACAAACCCGCAGGACGTCCACCCCACAAATTGCGCCGTAACAACCTCCGCCATCGTCTCACTTTTCCTCCTGCTCTCCCGGTTCTATCGTTGTAACCACTTTCCCGTCCTGCACGATCTCGATTGCCTCCACTTTCTCCGGCACAAGCATATATTTTTCCATCCTTTTCGCCCTTTCGCAAGTTTGTTTTTCTCCCGGCCTCTTTCAGTATTCGGAAATCCAACGCGCCCTCACAAATTCACCGCCCGCAAAAAATCTCTTTCACGCACGCGCACGCATCTGGCCCGCCGGGCCTGCTTCAGTGTATTTTACGCTGACTTTCCGCGTAAATTCAGCGTAAACGATCCGCCCCGCCTTTATACCGCGCACGCATCGCGCGCCCGCGCGAGGATTTCCGCCGCCATGGGTGCATCTTCCAGCACCGCGCCCAGCCGCCCCAACGCCACAACGCTGACCCGGATCGTCTGCCTGCGCGACAGCCCTACCCGGCACGCCACAAACTCCCAGTTGTGGCCGTCGATATAGCGCGTCGCCAGCAGCTCCTTGTGTTTACTGTTCAGCCTGTCCAGTGCGCAGCGGATCGCTGCCTTGTCGCCCTTCAACACGTCCTCCCGCACATCCAGCTCCCGCAGCCGTCTGTCCGTGTCCGTGTCCGCCAGCTTCAACGCCATGTCAGCTGTCTTGTCGCCGTTTCCGGCGGCATGCGGCATCCCGTCCAGCGCATTGCCCCGCAGCGGGTTGTACTCCGCGTCCAGCGTCATGCGTTCCCGCATAATAGCCCTCTGCTGTCCTGCGATGTCCGCATAATACTTGATGATGATCTCCGCTTCTGCCGCCGTCACAACAGCACCCCCTTAGTAGATCGTTTTCGCAAATACAGCGCCGCGTCCGTCGTCAAATACTTCCACGGCCTCGCCCAGCACGCTTTCCACATCCCGTTTCAGCCGCTCCATGCCGTAGGCATCGCTCTCCACAGCCCAGTCCAGGAACCGCCGGTACACGCTCTGCGTCTCGTCCAACACGACCTGTGCCGTCTTTTCGTCCATCGCGCAGCCCCACGGCTCCGCACGCACCAGCGCAGCAGACAGAATCCGCCACGCCATCTCCGCACCGATCCGCTTTTGCGCCAGCTCGTCCCGGTCTGCCTGTTTTTTCGGTGCCTTGTCCGCAGGCAGCACAAACGCCAGCTTTTCCGTCACGCTGTCCAGCCACTTCCGCGCCGCTCTGTCGCTGCTGCCCGCCCGCACCCGGATCATGTAATCCTCTGCGTTTCTGCCCGCCTTCTCCAAAAAGTCGTCCATGCCGTGCACATCCCACTTCGTAACGCCCCGCAACGCGATCAGGTAGCACCATGTCACGACCTGGCCCACCGTGTCCCGCATCTGCTCCGGCGACGCCTTTTTTCCTGCCACAACGCGCCGGGCCACGCCCTGCGCCGCGTTTCTGCGATAAAAGTTAGGTACTCGCTTCATCGTTCGTCCCCGCTTCCTGCTCTTTTTGCTCTTTTTCTTTATCTGCCCAATAGCAATCGTTCAATACTCGGTCCAGCACTTCATCAATGCTCCATTGCATCTCTTTTGCCTTGCTTTTCAGGTATTCCATGTTTTCAGCGCTCACCGGCAGCAAGCCTTCCGCTGTTTCTTCTTTTCTCGGCCTGAAATCCCGCCCGCACGCCGGGCAAAACCACACCGGCACCGGCATCGGCAGCGTCCGGCCTACAACCGGCTCCACCATCAGCAGCGCGTCTCCCGTGCTGTCTTTTTCCAGCCACAATGCCCCCGCCGGGCCGATGGGCAGCTTCTTGTGCATCCTGCACAACTCGCACAGCTTTACTTCGTCACTCATCGTCAGTCCTCCTTGTCTGCGAACCATTCCGTAAATTTCCAGCCCCGCGGCTCTGCGATCAGGTCAATAAACAACCTGCGCCGGTAAATATAGTCCCGCTGCATCCGCCGGGTGAATCTCGACTTTACTTCCACGATCTCCACGGTGCCGTCCGCATAGGTCAGCACAAAATCCGGCTTGTACCGTGCCTTCGGCAGCTTCAGCCCGCAATACGCCTTTTCCGGCAGCAGTTCAAACACGATCTGCTCCTGTACCTTCACGACCAGCCCGCACGCCACCTTCGGCAATATCACCTCCCTGTAATAACGCTTTTCGCTCTCCGGCGCGTTCTCCAAGCCTTCCCCTCGGGGGGAAGGTGGCCCCGCAGGGCCGGATGAGGGGCAGCCTTGCCCCAACTTCCCGTTCCCGGTTTGCTTCTTCCTCTCCGCAATCTGCCTTTCCGCCTGCGCACGGTATCGCGGCGGCAAATCTTCCAGTTCAAGCCTTACTCCCACCTGCGCACCGCCTTTTTCGTCTCCTGCCGGCGCGGATCAGCCCAGAACCGCGCGATCACATGCCATTCCGCCGTGACCTCGTTAAACCGCGGCTCTGCCCCCACAAAAGCATACTGCCGCACCTCGCCGTGCCCCAGCTTCAGTACGCCGTAACGATCCTCCCAAAATTTCTTGTCGTCTATGTACAGCGTTGCCGCCTCGGCCAGCTTGCGCGGCGTGTACCGCGTATCATTCGGCCTCGGCTGCGTCGGCATCCGCAGGCCCTTGCTCTGCCGCCACTTGTGCGTGCGCTTGCCCTCGTATTTCGTGATGTACTCGCAGTAGGCATCCAGCCCGCCCTTGTCAAACTCGGCGCGATCCGCCTTCACAAGGCCCAGCGGCTCCACCCAGCCCTTGCCGCAGCGCGTCACCCACAAATCCTTGATCTCGTCAATGCTCAAATCGCACTCCAAGATCATGTGGTGGTGGTAACGCACCTCCTTCAGCCCTTTTTCCTCGTCCGCGTGCTGAAACTCCGTCACAGCAATGTATTTCACCTTGCGCAGCACCCCGCCGGGGTTGTGGTGGTCCTTCGCCATAGCTTCTTTGTATTTCTGCCGCTGCCGCCGGTTCAGCCGCTCAATGTAGTTCGTCAGCGCCTTTTGCGCGTCCTCATCATACTCCGGCAGAAAATCTTCCGAATAGGTCAGGTGCACCAGCCATGTTTTCTTTTTCCGCTCGGTAAAATTCTCCGACACCTTCCACCGCAGCTTGCGCAGGGCGTTGCGGTCATTGCACCGCTTCATTGCCAAGCTGCTTGCAAACTGCTTTTTCGCCCGCACGCTGGCTCTGTGCTCGCTGGCCGTCACATTCAGCAGATCGACTTCCATGTACTCTTTTCCGCATATCGTTTTCTGCTCCCGCACATATCTGGCTTTCACCGCTGCGCCCTCCCGTTCACATCCTGCCTGCGTCAGGCTCTCTCGTTTGGATTTTGTCAATGATAGAGAATGGGGGAAAAGATAAAACCGTATACAAGCCCCCCAGCGGCCCGCAGGCCGCTAAAAAATCCCCGGCACCCGCCGGGTGGTAACTATATTATAAATAAGTAGTCCCTAAGCCTCCTCCGCCGCAGCGGGGGAGGTGCCGCCCGCAGGCGGCGGAGGGAGTGCCCCCCCAAGCCTTCCCCTCGGGGGGAAGGTGGCCCCGCAGGGCTGGATGAGGGGCAGCCTTGCCCTTACCTGCCATTCATCCCTTCACCGCACCGCCCAGCGCAACCAGCCACGCGCCGTGTTGGATAAGCCGATTGCGGCCCGCTGCACGGCGATCCCCGTGTCGTTCAGCAGCTTTGCCGCTACGTTCAGCATCGCCGCCAACAGTCCCAGCGCATCGGTCAGCAGCGCCATCGCCAGCCACACGCCCATCACTGCCATGCACGCAAACAGTACGAACAATACCTTCAATCGCTTCATTTCCGTTTCACCTCCCGGCTCACGCTCTCCGGCCAAAAGGTTTCCCGCATCGTGATTGCCTCATGCCGGAACGCACACGGCGCAAGCTCCACATCTACCACAAAAAACCGTCCGCCCTGCGCGGCAAACCGCACCACGCCCCGCGCCATCCGCGCGCCGCCGTCTGCACACTGCCGCAGCACCGTCACAGCATCTCCCGCCGCAATGGGCTTTTCCTTCTTCCGTCTCACTGTTTCCCGCCCCGTTTCTTCTGTTCGTAGGTCATTTTGTACACAGTCTGCGTCTGTGGCATACTGTCCACGCTTGCAAACCTGCGCTCATACGCCCGCCGCTGCTCGTACTCCTCACAGTCTTGCTTGTAGTCCTCGCATACGCTGTGGCAGCCCAGTTTCCGCCGTGTGCAGTGGTAACAACTATTCATTCCTGACCGCCTTTGCCTTTTCAAACCGCTTTTTCTGCTTTGCCCTCGGGTATTTCTCCTTGTCCACCGGCGACAAGAACATTTTCAGCGGCCTTGCCCACATCTTCTGCGGTTCGTCCTTGCTTGTGTAGATCACCAGCAGCTCTGCCGTCTCGCTATGCACGGCCACGCCCTGCACCACATACAGCCCGCCTTTAAAATGCCGGTACACATTCCCGGCCATCACACTTGCCCAGCCCTGCGCATCCTTCTGCGCTTTGATCCTCGCATCTTCCATCTGCTCGTCACCTCCCAAAAATTATCTTCGCCGCGGCCACGATTCGCTTTCCCAGCGGCTCGTTCTTGTACAGCAGCTTAATGCACTCCATTGCCGACATCTTCAGCATAGCTTCTCGTACAATGTTCTTTTCCTGTACTTCCTGTACCTCCTGCACAGCCAGCAGAATCCGCATTACCATCGGCATGCCGTACGGCGGCGTTTCTCTCTGCTCCATGCAGCTTACGCAGACCTTTTTCCCGCGCGGCAGCTCCCACATTCTCTGCATGAACTTTTCGCCAAGTTTTGCAAGGCTTGCTTCCGTTATCTCTTCCGCGTACTTAACATCCGCGGGCCAGATTTCTGTCTCCACCGCAATCTTTTCCATCGCTCACACCCCCAGCACTCTGCTCGCTACCATATCCGCTGTGTGCGTCCACAACACATTCGGGTATTCCTCAATGGCCGCGCCGTAACAATTCCAGTTTTCCTTGTTGTCAAACGCGCCCATGTGCCAGCGGATGCACAGCCGTTCTTCCTCCGTCAGCGACAACGCCCCTGTATCGTTCAAGATTGCCTCTGCCAGCGCAGCGCTGCGCTCTCCGTGGCCTTTCAGCCTGTGGTGCTTCCAGCCGTCGCCGCATTTCTCGTACTCTTCGGTCTTGCACAGATCATGCAGCATCCCAACCAGAACAGGGGAGCGCCGCATCTGCCATTTCAGCCCCAGCTTGTCGGTCAGGCACACAAGCTGCTTTGTCACCGCCCAGCTGTGCTCAAACAGCCCGCCGGGCCATGCGCCATGGTATGTCATGCTTGCCGGAATCTCAAAATATCCCATCGGCTCCAAGATTTCCACAACCCGTCCCGCCGGCCTGCTCGTCATGCCGTTCGCCACAAGCAGGCTTTTCATGTCCTGCGCTGCACTCTTTTCCATCGTCAGCCTCGCTTTCCTTCGTCAACCGCCTACAATTTGTAGGCGCTGCATCCTCTGCCAAAATCACACCGTCTCCGGCTTCAAAAAAATTTCCGCGCACAATGTTCTGCGCCAGCGTCGGCATCACCACCGCCCCGGGGAACACCTCATGCACCATTTTCCCGATCCGCAAACCAGCTTTTCACCGTTTACCGTCATAGGCTACTGCCTTTTCGATCTCATGTTCCACAGCCCGATTACTTCCTTGCGTCCGTCCGACAAGACTTTTGGTTTGCCGTCCTCGTCCAGTGTTACCCTTGTTTTTCTTTCAAACCCTACGCCGCATATCTCGCAACGCACCTGAAATGTTGCCGTAATCGCATCTTCCGGACCGCTGTACCCGCTTTCCGTTTGCTCGATTCCCGGCACCTTACCACAGAATGGGCAAGGTTTCAGCACAACTTCGCTCATTCAGAATCGTCCTCCCAGTCAAGCATCTGGCCGCACTCTCCGCAATATCTGTTTCTTCTTCCTTCTTTGCTATACAAAAACCGTTCGCTTGCGCAGTAGGGGCACGCCGCGGAATTACCTGTCCGAAATGGATGCACCGTTTTTTTGATTCTCTTTTCCAGCGCCAATTTTGCAAGTTGCATCGCCTCAAACACTTCTTGCTTTCCGCTCTCCCCATAGAACCTTTCTTCGCTTTTCGAGTCCATTATCTCCGCCGCTCGCTCAACCGTCATTTTCTTTGTCCTCTCTGCTCATCTGCTGCCGTATTGCCGCAGCTGTCGCCAGCCCGGCCCTGATCTCGTCCAGCGCTGCCGCAAACACATCATCAAACACAATCGGCAGCACCGCCATGCGCAGGTACATCCCGCATTTCAGCACATAGTACGGGTTTCCGTTGCTCATCGTCCGTCTGTACCACACCATGTACTGCCCGTTTTTCAGCTCGTCCATGATCGGCTCCATCTGCCTTTCATTGATCCCTGCGATCCCGCCGCGCTCATCCCGCAGCACAAGCAGGCGCATCCCGGCATAGATAAACCCAATCGGTGCTTTCTTGCACGGGATTTTCTCGCCGCTCACGTCGTCCATGCTGATGCCCGTCACCTCGTACAGGTCGTTGATAACGTCCAGCTCCTCGACCTCGCAGCTAATTTCATCCAGCTGCTTATCCGTCCAGCCAAACACCGCTGCCGCCTCGTTCTCATCGCACAGGGCAGGGAAGTTCCGCGGTATCTCCACCATCGTGATTCCGTCGCTTATGTACTGCGTGCAGCCCTTGCGGTACAGCTTCATGCTCATGTTTTCCTTGCACAGCTTGCCCATTTTCTGCATATTCATGGCTTTTACCTCCCCGTGCTGCCAAATCCGTTGTCGCCGCGCTCTGTCTCGGCAAACTTGTCCACCAGCTTCGGCGCCGGCGTCACAATCGGCAGGATCACCAGCTGCGCGATCTTGGCGCCGGGTTTGAAAACCGTGTTATATCCTTCAAGGTTGTAGAGCTTTACCTTGATGCTTCCCGTGTAGCCTGCATCAATGACACCCTCGCACACAATTCCGCCGTACACATTCAGCCCGCTTTTGCTTTTGATCATCCCGACATATCCTTTCGGGATTTCCATGTGTACGCCCGTGTCAATCACACGGCAGTCAAATCCGGGTACATTCGTCAGTGCAAAATATTCCGGCGTGTACAAATCCAGCCCGGCATCCTCCGCGTGGGCGCGGGTCGGCATGATCGCCCCTTCGTCCAGCATCACATTGATTTCTTCCATCGTTCAGCACTCCTTCCCGCAATGCCCCATGCACACATTTTTATCATCCCAGTATTCCGTTGCCGCGATCTTACGCGGGTCCGTTCCAAACTCCGCTTTCAGCTCGTCCGCGTTCTCGTTCACATAGTCAAATTCCAGCCCCACGGCCTTGCAGGCAGCCAGCGCCTCGGCCAGCTTCTCGCCCTCCCGGCAGGTCCACAGGATCAGCACCGCGCCGTTTGCCTTCTCATTCTTCGCGCGGTTGATATTCGGCGCAATCGGCATCCCGATCTCCGGCCACTTGTTCTCAAACAGCGTCCCATCAAAATCAATCGCAATTACTTTTTTCATGCTCGTTTCCTTTCTCCAAAAATCACAACCATGCTCGGAAAAGGCGCACTGTTTTTGCTGTCACCAAATTTCAGCCGCCCGCGTATGAACCGCACCTCCGCCTTTCCGTATATGTAGTCATGGAACCACCGCGTATCTGTCCGCGCGGGGAGCAGCATTACCGCAAATCCCCCCCCCGCAGCAGTTTCAAAGGCTTTCTTTACCCACTTGCCAATTTCCCGGCCATACGGCGGATTGCACCACACCCGGCCCGTCCATGGCTGCGCAAGTCCGTCCTGCTCCTTCGTGTAGAATCTTCTGCACTTCGCGTTCTCCGGCGCGGCGCACACATCCAGCTCAAAGTGAAACTCTCTGTCCAACTCGTCAAAGAATCCCTGCGGCGTCGCCCACATATCCGTCTTGCTGGAAAACATCGCGTCACTGTTCATTTTCCGTTTCCTTTCTGTACAATCGCAACCCCGCCTTGGTTTCTGCTTGGATCAGGCACACCGCAATCCAGCGTTTTTGCCGTGTCTACCTCTCTGCATCCGCTGTGCGGATTGCTGCTTTTCATAGAGTTACTTGCAAGGCTGTCAAAGCTGTATGCCACAGCATGTTCATGCCCTGCGGTTATTGTGTACTGCGGTTCACCAACGTCTCCAACGCCAAGCCCTGTTCCTCTGCCAAGCGCTTTGCATCTCGTTGCAAGCATCATGTTTACAGGCAGGCATTTATCTCTTGCCGGTGCAAACACTGTCTGATCCTGATGCGTCGCCAGCGTGGCGGATAAATCATTCTGCACCAGTGGTCCCTTGCCGCCGCCCTCGCATCCTGACCGTATCTTCATGGTGTAGGCGGGGTCATACCCCCCCCCAGCGGGTTTTGCCTCCACCATTCTTTCATGCCAGCGATAGCCGTCACTAGCAATTCCGGCAACTGTTTGCCCCGCCGGGATGCACGGCTCAAAATTCCATCCATGGCTCTTACGCTCAAAAAGTATCTTGTCGGCGGATCGTCCGCCAGTATCGCAGCAAGCGTATACTCTGCGTCTGCGTTGGGGCACTCCCCAGTATTGCGCATTGACAAGTCGGTAGGCCACAGCTCCGTACCCTGCGTGCCCCCCACTTTCCACGCTGTCGAACAAACTGATCTGTCCCGGTAAGTCGCAGCAATTCGTTGAGTACGGTTTCAAAGTCTTTCCCTCCGTTCGATGATAAAGCCCCCGGTACATTTTCCCAGATCACAAACCGCGGGTATTCCCAACCGGTTGCCTTCAGCATCTCCAAAATAATGCGTATCGCCTCGCGGAACAGCCCGGAACGGTTTCCGTCCAGCCCGGCGCGTTTTCCCGCAATACTCAAATCCTGACACGGGCTGCCAAACGTGATAATGTCCACCGGCTCGATGTTCCCGCCGTCAATGTCCGTCACGCTGCCCAAGTGCTTCATGCCCGGCAGATGCGTCTTTGTCACGGCGATAGGGTAGGGCTCCACCTCGCTGGCCCAAACAGGCTGCGCACCGCACATCGCCGCACACAGCGGCATCGTGCCGGACCCGTCAAACATGCTGCCCAGCTTCACATTTGCCGCGCCCTTTCCCGTGTCAATGGCTACCCTCGCCACGGCACGCTGCACAAAAAACAGCGCGTTCGGCAGCGTCATGCCGTTGCCCCACATCTTGTACTCGGCGCTGTCAGTATGTAACTCGTTGTGCCACGCTGCCAGCTTGTCCGGCTTTTCCAATACGCTTTTCTGCGGCCTCTTGCCTTTGATCGCGCAGTCAGTTGTGTATACATGCCGCCAGAACGCCGCAGTTTCCTCCGGCATATCCGCCGTCAGCTGCTCGATTTCGCCCCATCCATCCGGGAACCCTTGCAATCTGCCGCACTCCACCGGCATCAGGCGGCGCACTATGTATTTCGGCTGCACATTTTCGCCTGCCTTCTGCACAAATGATTTTCCCTGTCCGCCGCCGCACTCTCTGCTTTGCAGTGTCTGTGCCGGCGCGTCCGCGCTGTAACACCGCTGTTCCTGCGCTACTCCCGGCGTCAGACACCCCGTATCGTAGGCCACGCCGTGCCTGTCCACCGTGTTCAAGGTAAAGCTCACATCCTCTCCTACGCCCGTTCCGTTCATTCCTGCATCCCTGTCAATGATGTTCCCTTGCAGGGCCACAGCTTCGCTTTTGTGCGCTATGATCGTTCTGTCATGGTCTGTTGTCAGCGTCGTCGCCGTGTTCATCTGGCTTTCAGCACCGCTCTGCGTGCTGGCTCTGCACAAAACATCCACTACCATCGGCGTATTGCCCCCCCGGTGCCGTATCTCGCAACCACACATCCGGCCACCTTCACCGGCCCCACGACCCGTGAATCCGCCGGGTGTGTGTCAAACACCCACGCCATCGTCCGCCTCTCCTTCATCCAGCGTCATGGCCACGGCATACCGGTCCTTAAAATCCGCCAGATCCCGTGCCTTGCCCGCCAGATGCCACACCCAGTCCTTGTAGACCTCCAACCTGTGCGCATCCGCCTTCGCTGCTTCTCGCCATCCTGCGTCCCGTCCGCAGCACCATGCCGCGCATACACCCAGCACCGATACCGCGATCACCGTTGCCGTAACCATCCTCAACATTGCCCCTTTCAAAATTTATCCATCTTGTGCCGGGTGCAGGGTCCGGCCCTGCTCTCTGCGCCTGCATCTGCAAGCGCCACCCGCCCTATAACAAAGCAGGGCAGCGGCTATCAGCACCGCCGCCCCGCTCTGAGTATTTCTGCGCCCCGCTGTTAGCACTCAGCAGGGTAATTTCATGGTTTCCGCCGGGCTTTTCCGCCCTCCAACGGTCTCCATCGTTCCTCTTGCAGTTTCAGGCCGTTTACTTCACACGGCGGGAACAGCTTTTGCGGCAGCCGCCGCTTCGCTTCTGCATCCGTTTCGCGCCATGCCTTCGGTTCAGGGTTCGGCTCGTAATTCCTGCACCCTGCGTCCAGCCCGTTACAGGCGCGGCAGTCCGCCCGCGTGATGGTATAAACAAACCTGCATTGCTGCATACAATCCTCCTAAGTGGGCTCGCTTCTGCCGCCCTTCTTAAAACGCCGTGCACATTTCAGCCACAGCACCCCGCCGGGCGGCTCTGCCACCACCCGCGCAGGTCCGTACTGCCGCAGCCCGCGCAGCTTCTCCGGCCTTTCCGGCGGCACCCACGGTTCGCGCTTCCAGTTCCAGCACCCTGCATAGCCGATCAGCCGGCGCAGGTTTCTGTACACTTCTTCCGCCTGCTCGCCCGTTATCTCAAGCTCTGCCCGGAACTCCGCCCACATCTGCGCCAAATCCCAAGCGTCCGCCTCCTCCGCCTGCACATCCGCCGGGGCCGTAATCGTCACATCCAGCACGCCGCATCACCCGCATTTCTTCCACATCTTGTCCGGCTTCATCGGTGCCATGCCGTGCATGGCCTCATACATTTCCTTGGCCTGCATCCTTGCCACCTTCCGCGTGATCCGCCGCGCTGCCTCTGCCAAGTCCAGCCCATAGCTCCACAAAAGCAGGGCACACAGCCCATACGCCAGCGCCGCCAGCATACCAACCACAAATCCGCCCACCGTTTCTCGCTCGGCGCTCTGCACGATCTGGCAAACCGTCACGACCACCATCCATGTACCGCCCATGTTGCATACAGCGCTCACGCCCTGCAACAGCATTCTCTTTCTCCGCAGCTTCTTCATCATCCAACCCGCCTTTCTTCGATCCACTTCTGTAAAAACGCTGTGTAAACCGTGTAGCAGTCATTCTTCGTCAACCCTTCCACACGGTCTATCACTTCACCGAACGGATACACCCCGCCAAAAATTCCCGCTTTCAGCTTGTCCACGCTCATGCGGTATCCCTCGCACCGCAAAATCTCGCAGGCATCCGCCAGCGGCAGGGTAGGGGTTCTCACATCCTCGATCCGCATACTGCGCACCGCCTTTCTTTTTCTCTCTGGTGCCGCGTGCTGGTATCGGACCAGCCGTGCAGGGCAAATGCCCAAGCCCTGCACGCCGACCTCGGCGCGGCTCATGTAAACCCCGGCGTGAACAGGCTGCCGGGGCGGGGTGTAGGCTCTGTCCGTTTCACATTGCCCTTGCCCCTGCACTTTACCCGTGCCGGGTGCCGACAAACTTACCCGCTGTCAGCCGCGGAATGGCCCGTCACTTGTTACCGGGTCAGCCCCGCCGGACCTCATGCGGACACGGCGGCGGCATAATAGTGCCGGTCTTTCCCGGCTGTCAGCCATGTGGTTATAGAGAATAGGAGGTTTTCTGCGGGTCCACGGCTCTGAACCGTGCTGCAAACGCCGTCGCTAAGCGCCCCGCCCATATTCCGGCGGTCTCCCGCCGGGGATCAGTTCTCTAAAATGTCATCCACAGAAATTTGCCCGGGCAGCACATCTTCCTCCATCCACCAACGGAACACATCTTGCCCTGTACCGCCCGTCATCCAGCTTCCGTCCATCTTTCCGCGCGCTCTGCGCTCATCAAGCATCCTGTCAAAGGCTTGTATGTAGAGCTTCTCGTAAGCAGGCCAGCGTCGGAACTCCGCATACCGTTTCTTGCTCGCCATCGGGCAGCCGATACAGCCAACGCGGCTGAACTCACATTCATACAACGGATTGACAGGCACCTTTGCATCCTGCAAAAAGCTCCATACTTGATTGTCTGTCCAGTCCACAATGGGGTTTACTACGCGCTTTGCGGCCACCTTGCACCCCTCAAAGATTTTGCTCGGCTCCTGTTCTTCGCCTTTCAAAACGATTTTGTTCTCTTTGTTCCGGGTGTACGCTTCAAAAACGCCTCTGTCGCGCTTTCTTCGGCTGCTTTCCGCCCACCGCACGCCAGTCGTGATGAACCGCCCGTTTCCGCCCTGTTCTTTCAGCACAGCGCAGCAGTACCGCATGATTCGTGTCGGCGGCATCAGCTTTTGCGGGATCAAGTCCCACATGCTTGTTCGTTTTCCCTTATAAACGGGGTAGTTGATGGTGCATTTCACGCCCAGATTTTCAAGTCTGGCAAACTCCTGCCGTACAAACCGCACTGTCTCCGGCGCATCTGCTGTTGTGTGGTTGTGTTGTATTTCAAAGGGAATGCCCGCCCGCCGGGCCAACTCCACGCACACGCTGCTGTCCTTGCCGCCGCTGGTCGTTACCACCAGCGGCGTTCCGTAATACTTCAGCGCCATGTCGCTTGCCGCTTTCAACCGCCCGATGGCGATCTTCTCCGGGTCGCCGCTTGTCGGCAGGGTCACAAGCCCCCAATCCTCGCTCATTCCGGCTTCACTCTCCTCGGCAGTGCAATCGTTACGCCCTCGCTAAGAATTTCTTTATCGTCTTGTTCCAGCATCAGCCGGATCATGCCCAACAAGTCGGCTTTCGCCTGCTCTCTGCCTACCTGTTTTTCCATCACGCTCACAACGCTGCGTGCCACAATGGCCGCGGCCATCATGGACCCGCACACGCCGCCCTGCGCCATCACGGCAAACCCTGTCGGCGGGTTCCCGTTCTCGTCCTGCTGCCACATCACCTTGATAAAATTCTCATTCATTGTCTCCGCCGTCCTTTCCCTGCGTCTTTGCCTGTGCTTCAATTTCTTCATCCGTTGCATCCAAAGCGATCTTCACGGTTTCCAGCAGGCATTTTTTCGCCTTTTCTTTGCCGCTGTACTGTGCAATGGTTTCGCAGGCGTGGCGCACCATAAGGCAGGCTACCGTTGCTTCCTCCGTCGCGCTTGCCTCCGTGTCAATCACAACGTTCTCCGCCGCCCCGGTTTTCGCGTTATTCTCCCACGAAACCTTTACATACCCTTCATTCATCGGTTTCTCCCTTTCTTCCGCACTCCCGGATGATCTCGTCAACCTTCATGATCGCACCGTTGTATTCGGCGCTCCTGCGTTCCTCCTGCACATCTGCCAACATCGTGCCCAGCAGGTACGCGGCGGCCATAATGTTCTGATGCTCGCTGTGTCCGTCTGCTACGGTGCACATTCCGTCGTTGTCATCCTGCCAGTACACAGCAACCCGGTGCCGCTTCGCCCGCTCCGCTTTCCGCTCGGCGTTCTTCTTCGCGGCGATCTCCCTGCGCAAGCTCTCCACCACAGTGGCGGCCTTGCCCCATCCATTTTGCGCGTCGTACCCGGTGCCGTTGATCTTCGTCATTCCCGGCCAGAATGTCATAAGGATGTACCTGCCGTACAGCTTGTCGATTCTCACCGGCGTATTCTCGTTGTACCCGCTCAACTTGTACAGCAGCGCCGACGCTTCCTCTTTCGTCATGCTCTCGTGTCTGCTGTACATTGCGTCTTGCTTGTCCGGCTTCGCCGCGTTGAACAGCGCCGCCAGTAAAGCGGCTTCTCCGATGCCTTTCACATTTCGTTCCATCTTCACACCATCCTTTCCAAGTATCATTACTTCCGGGTTCTTGATTTTCAGTGCATCAACCCCCAGCCAGCGCCAAGGCCCCAGGCCGCCGCCATCTTGTGGCAGGTCGTCCGGCAAATCGTCACCGAGCATTACCTTTTCCGGCAGCTCGCAGGCCCGCGCCATCTCGTGCCGCAGCGCCGTCAACCACGCATCAAGCCTGTCGTCGTGCTTCACGCCGCACCGCCGTCCTTCTTCGGCTCGTCCTCGTGCGCACCGCTCACCAGCGCCGCGCCCTCGATCATATACCCGATCTTCTCCTGCGCATGGTCCGGCAGCTTTCGCAGCGTCTCCACCATCTCGCGCATTTCCTTTTCTTTTTCACTCATGGTTTCACCCTCTTTGTCTTTTCTCTCCTCCCGTGCTACAATGGCAGGGGAAGGAGGTGTAAATTTTGAAAATAAATCTTGATTGCGTCCGCGATGTAATGCTCTGTGTTGAAGCAAACACCGGCCTGCATCAGCGCTGTTATTTCATCGACTATGCTTTGAACAGCGCACAGGAGTTTGTCGGCGATTTGTCTCCCACGCCTGACTATCAAGCCGAACTGGAAACGAAGTATCACAACGAGGAATTGCTCTACCACTTGAAATACTGTATCGAATCCGGCTTGCTTTCCGTGGACGGCCCTGTCGGCCTGTACCAGACGTGGGTTTGCGACCTCACGCCTAAAGGCCACGACTTCCTTGCAAACATCCGCAGTAAAAACGGCTGGAATAAAGTCAAGTCTCTTGTTTCCAAGGCCGGTTCCAACTGCGTTGACGTGGTTATTGAAGTCGCAAAAGCCGTTGCAGTGGAAGCAGCAAAAAACACTTTGCTGTCAGGCGGATAATTTTCCGCCATCCCTGCCTTTCCACCAGTGCCCGTGTGCCCTCAAAGGGCGGCGGGCGCTTTCCTTTTCTTTTGGCATCGGCAACAATGCACCGCGCAATCGCACTGCTTAAAATGTGTTTCGCTTTGCTCACCTGCTTTCCCGCGTGTGTATTCCCACATTTTTTGCATTTGTTTTGTGGAATATCCACATAATATCACACACAAATGTGTCTGTCAACACATTTTCAGAAAAATATGTGTTGACTTCCACAATTCGTTGTGTTATTGTGTGTTCAAAGGAGGTGTGCTATATGAATGAGCGACTTATCACAGTCCGAAAATACTTTCATCGGACGCAAAAAGACTTCGGCGATGCTCTCGGCGTCAGCCGTGATGTCATTGCCAGCCTTGAAAGCGGCCGCGTTCCTATAAAGGACGCATTTGTCAAACTCGTCTGCCGCGAGTTCGGCGTCAACGAAACATGGCTGCGCACCGGCGCAGGCTCCATGCTGGATGAATCCAAGCCCTCTATCCTCGCCCGCTTGGCCGAGGAAAAGCAGCTCACCCCGCGTGAACAGGCCATCGTCTCCGCATTTATTGACCTGTCCCCGCAGGACCGCGCCGCTATCATGCGCTATATGGATTCTCTTGTTGAAAAGCTCTCCCAGACCCCGCCCGATCCTCAAAAAAAAGACTTCGATACCGCATCTTCCTCCGACGGGTAGACTGATCCGCCTGGCCGGAGGGAGTTTTCCCGCCCCGCCCAACAGCAAAAAGGCCAGAACCACACCGGTTCTGGCCTTTTATGTTGCAATTTATTCTTTTGTGTGTTACTATGTTCTTAAATCAATACAGATGCGTGCCGCTGTTCCGTTTCCTCCGGCCCGCATCCGCTTTGCCATAGCAGGGGAGACCCTGCTATTTTTTATTTAGGATGTGTAAATCTATGAACGATCAAAAGCCCGATACCGGCAGCCGCTTTTCTTTCGTCCTCTCACTTGTCATCTTTGTTCTTCTTTCTGTATTTATTGTTAAATTTGTTGTCCGCGTTTTCACCCCAAGCAAAACACAGCCTCCCGCGTATTCTTCCTCTGCCTCCTCCGTCTCCTCTGCCGCCCCCACGCCGGAACCAACCCCCACCGCCACGCCGGAGCCAACCCCGCACCCGGAGCAGGCCGACGCGGATCGCGTCGGCTACCCGCTGGATCAGTACCTCAATATGACGCAGACGATGCTTGACTGCGGTTTTGATGAAACCACCATCCGTCTTGTCAAAGCCATCGGCACAAACGAGGCATACTGTAACTGGGGCAAATCCGTCGTCAAGATTCGTTTCGATGCCGATTATAAGGTCTGCCGCATCTATGCCGGTGATACAGATATTTACAACAACGGTGCCGTTGTCGGTGACGTAAACGACATTCTCGTGTCGTCCATGCAGTACGCCACCCTCTGCAACTCCGCCCAGTCCGATGTTTCCAATTATTTGAAGTCTCCCTCCACCGCCGTGTACCCGGATGTTCTCGGTGACGACTGGACCGTTGTGCGCGATTCCGATTACTTCTATGTAAAGTCCTACGTTGATTCACAGAACGGTTTCGGCGCAACGCTCCGCACCAATTTCATCTGCCGCTATACATGGAGCGGTATCGACTGCACCACCCCCGCGCTGTATGATGTCTCTTTTGATAACTGATCTGCCGTCCCATAACTTATAGGTGATATTCCCCCAAAGCTAAACACCACAATCTTGCGTCTAACTTGCGTTTAGCTTCAAGATCTTTTCGTTTTCGCCGTTACTATGCGCATTTTAACTTGCTTATAACTTGCTTCTATCTTTTCATGTCAGGAGGTGCCCCCGTGCTCTGCATAAAATGTAAACAGGAAATCCCGGATATATCTGTATACTGCATGTTCTGCGGCAAAAAGCAGGCGTCCGCCTCCGCAGCCCCCGTCAAAAAGCCTCATAACCCCAACGGCACCGGCACAGTTTTCAAGCGTGGCCGCACCTGGTCTGCCCGCGTCCGCGTCAAGCGCCATGGTGTCATCGTTTCCGAGCGCACCAAGGGCGGCTTTGCCACCCGTGCCGACGCCATCAACTACCTGCCGCAGCTCCGCGCAATGGAAAACGGCGGCGCAAAGTCACACACCGTGGACGAGATTTTCCAGATGGTCCAGCAGTCCAAAAAGTGGCTTGAAATCACCCCCGACAAGCGCAGCCACTACATGACTGCCTACAAACGCATGGAGTGCATCTATGATCGGGACGTTGCCAGCCTGCGCTATTCTGAATTGCAGAATCTTGTTGACGGCATTGATGGCGCGTTCTACCCCAAGCGCGATGTCAAGACGATTCTGCAAAAGATCGTTGACATGGCCGTATTGGAGGAAGTCTGCCCAGCCAGCAAATCCCAGGTGATCCGCTGCATAGAGCTTCCCAGCAAGCCGCTTACCAGTAAGGACGCACGCACGCCAGAGGAAATGCACGCCATCTGGAATGACTGGAATAAAACTCACGACCTTATCACCGGTTATGCCCTCATTATGGCCTACACAGGTATGCGTACCGGGGAGCTGTTCGCACAGGATGTCACGCGGGTAAACCCCGCCGGGCAGGTCATTGTCGGCGGCATCAAGACCGAGGCAGGCAAAGACCGCGAAATTCCCCTTGCCGATTGTATCGTGCCCATCGTCAAAGCCGTCATGCCGCAGGCCCGCTATGGTATGGTAGCCTACGACGAAAACACCTACTATTCCAACTGGGCGCAGATGGTCCAGCGCACCGGCATCCGTCCCTTGGGCAGCTATTGCCAGCGCCACACCTGCTACACGAGATTGCACGAGCTTGTGCCCGCCGTTTCCGACGTCGTTATAAACTCTATCGTTGGTCACAGCAATTCCAAAATATCCAAGCTCGCAAATTCCTACGGCCACATTTCACTTGCCGCCAAGCTGGAAGCTGTCAACCGATTAACGCTATAACAAGGAACGTATAGACTTGCACTTTGACTTGTCCGAATATGTAATAATTTTGCAATCTAAATATTATGCAATTTTCGGCCTTTTACAACGCCTTTTTGGGGGTTGTTTGTGTGGAATAATTCTCAAAAAAGTAGATGTATCGCGGTGTGTACGCGGTGTGTTCTTCCTTGAACAAACAGTCGTACATTCGATGTTTTTCTTCATTTCCTCGCCCCTGCTAAGGGCGTAGGGTGGGAAACCGCCGCGAGAGTTCAAATCTCTCTTACTCCGCCAAATCAGCCGATATTTAACGCTAACACGTTGAATATCGGCTGATTCTTTTTATATTTTCCACCCTTTTCTGCCCGTGCCTTGCAATCCCGCGGCAAATCCGCTATACTCATTCTATACCATTTTATAAGTGAGGTGTCCGTTATGCGGTTATTTGATGTGCTCGGCCCGGTCATGACGGGGCCGTCCAGCAGCCACACGGCAGGTGCGGTGCGCATCGGCAGCACGGCGCGACGGCTCCTGGGGGAGCAGCCTGCCGAGGCCGAGATCCTGCTTTACGGCAGCTTTGCCGCCACGGGGCGCGGCCACGGCACGGACCGGGCGCTTGTCGCCGGGCTGCTGGGCATGCAGCCGGACGATGACCGCATCCCGCACAGCTTTTCTATTGCCAAGGAGGCCGGGCTGCACTTTAAGATCGGCACCACAAACCTGCGCGGCGCACACCCCAACACGGCGGTGCTGCGGCTGACCGGTGCGTCGGGCCGTAAGCTCGAGGTCGTCGGCGCGTCCATCGGCGGCGGGCGGATCAACATCTGCCAGATCGACGGCATAACGACGAATTTTGGCGGGGACCACAACACGCTGATCGTCCACAACCAGGACACGCCCGGCCATGTGGCAGCCGTAACCACCTGTTTGAGCCAGCACGGCGTCAACATCGCCACGATGCAGCTCTACCGCTCGACGGCGGGCGGCTACGCCGTCATGGTGCTGGAGTGCGACGAGCCTATCCCGGACGAGATCGCCGGGCAGCTGGGCAGCCAGCCGGGCATCGTCAAGGTCACGATTCTGAATCTGTAAGGGGGCGGGAAAGATGGCATTTTCATCCGTGCATGAGATGATCGACCTCTGCAAGGAGAGCGGCAAGCCGCTGTATGAGGTCATCCTTGAGAGCGATTTGGCCGAAAGCGGCCTGACCCGCGCCGAAAGCGAGGCCGAGATGCACCGTCTGTGGGCAGTCATGCAGGCCACCAGCGACGGCTACTGCGGCGCAGACCGCTCGATGAGCGGCTTTGCGGGCGGCGACGCGGCCAAGGTCAACGCGGCAGCGGCGCGCGGCGTGCTATACGCCGACGGCTACTTTGCCGACGTCATGGCCGAGGCACTGAAAACCGCCGAGTGCAACGCCTGCATGAAGCGCATCGTGGCCGCGCCCACGGCGGGAAGCTGCGGCGTGCTGCCTG